TAGAAATTTTATACAACAAACAGCAAGTTCTACAGCTATGACTACAGGTAGTTGTTTTCATCAATTAGATGTTACAGACACATCAAATATAAAAGTTAGATTTAATGTAGGGTTTCAGAATAGTAGTACCGAAACTCAAGGTGAAAGCACTTACACAAGAACATCAGCACAATTTATTCGTTTAGGAGATACATAAAATGGATAGACCAAATCATATTGAAAACGCTTTAGTTAAAATGCACTCTGGTCAATGGTTTACATGGACAGACAGTAAAAATAAAATTTATGCTAATTTGCGTCTTACAGAAAAAATTGGTGTTAATGGAAACCTTGTAGATAATCCAGTAACAGAATTACCAACAGAAACAGCAGTTAATACAAAGCTAACAGAATTACAAACAGCTTGGGATAATGCAAATGATTAATCCTTGTTGCGAAGATGGAAAGTGTACTTGTGGTAAATGAATATAGAACTTTCGTTAAAAAACATACTTATAGTAAGTGGTGTAATTAGTGCTTTATCTGGCAATATATTCATTCTCGGAAAAGTATTCTCTGACTTTGAATTACTCAAAAAAGAAATTACAATTATTCAAGAAGATCAAAATGTTTTGGAACTTCAACAAGAAATCTTAGAAAATAAATACAGAATTAAATCATTAAGATTAGAATTAGATGGGGGATTTGAAGGCTAATGTTTAAATATATTGCAAGTGTACCATTAATATTAACTCTCCTAGCTTCTTTGTATGGAGGTTTTACTTATACAAATAAACTAACAACACAGATAGATAACTCAACAAAAGAAATTATGATGCTTCGTAAAGATATAGAAAGCATACATCAAATTTATACTGAAAAAACAAATAGAAATACATCTGCTTATACTGAGGCAAGAGAAGAACTAACAAAAGAACTAGCTTCATTCTCAGCTTGGGTTGGTAGAATTGAAGGAGTTGTAAATGCTTTGCGTGATGCTTCTTATAGTATGGCTTCTGAAGCAGAAGTTAGGGCATTAGAAGAAGCAGTTAGAACTAACACAACAAGTTTAAGAGATGTTGGTTATGAAATGAAAGAGTTAGAGAGAAAATTAAGTGGTGGGTACTAATGCGAACTTTATTTTTAGTATTGAGTTTTATACTCATAGTTTCTGCTATTACAAGTCAGACACAAGCAGTTAATGAATATTTAAATAGTTACACTAGCTGTGAAAGAGGAAGAATAGAATTTTATACTGAACTAGATAGACAAGACTACGATCAACGCATGAGCAGTAGTTCAGATTACTTTTCTGATAGTGGTAAAGTAGGCATACGATTTACTTATCCATTACAATCTACCTGCACAAAAGAGTCTATTAATCTAACTTTAGAAAATGAAAGACTAAAACAACAACTTGAACTTTTAAAGCTATGTGGTCGCTACCAGGAATTAGAACTTTCTGATGATTTTAAAGACATCAGAAAAAAATGTAAGGGAATTAAACTAAAGGAAAAAACAGATGCCAATGCAAAGTAGTATAGGACACTTATTAACTAACGATATATCAGCTTTAAATTTAATAATATTAATAATTATTTTATCTATTGTGTGGAAAAAGAAATGAGTAATTGGGATAAAGAATACTCACAAATTTGTAAGGCTTTAGATGAAATAAAATCTGAAGTAAAAGAAAACAGACAAGAAGTAATTAAACTTAAAGAAGAAATGGCAACTGGTAAAGGTGCTATTAGAACTATGTTATTTATTGGGGGAATACTATCAGCTATTTGGGTATTTGTTAAACTACTCGGAGGCCAATCTTAACCTCAACTAAAGGACTATAGATGAATACAAAATCTATCCTGGTTCTTTCTGATACACACTTTCCTTATGTTAAGAAAGAATATTTTAAATGGATAAAAAAACTTAGAGATAAGTTAAAACCAACTTTAGTAGTACACATTGGAGATCTTGTAGATTTTCATAGTATCTCTCAACACTTACATAGTGCAGAGTTACCAAACATTAAATACGAAATAGAAGATGCTAAAAAACATATTAAGCAACTTAGAAAAATATTTAATTGTCCTATGCCAATCATGTGGGGTAATCATGATATACGCATACAAAAAATAGCAGAGAAGTCAGCTATACCAAATTCTTTTCTCAAAGAAATAAATCAAATACTAGACATAGATTCTAAATGGAAATGGACTTGGCACGATAAACTTATTGTAGATCTTCCAAATAAAAACAAAGTATTCTTTACCCATCATTTTAAGTCTAATGCTTTATCTAGTGCAAAAGAACTTGGCCTATCTTTATGTGTGGGCCATCAACATACAAAATCAAGTGTAGAGTATTGGTCTAGTCCAACAGCTTTAAACTTTGCTATGTGTGTAGGTTGTTCTATTGATCCCAAACACGAAGCCTTTAAGTATGGCAAAAACTTTATTAAAAGACCAATCATATCAGTAGGTAGCATCATTAACTCACAGCCTCAAATTCATAGTATGCCTATGAAAGATTCTACCTGGACAGGTGAGGTGTAATGGATAAAATTAATCCTCCTTACTACAGGAAAAAAATAGAAGTAACTGACTACATTATTGAATACGACATGAATTTTTTAGAAGGTAACATTATTAAATATGTCACTCGCTACAAAGAGAAGAATGGAATTGAAGATCTTAAAAAAGCTAAATGGTATTTGGAGAAGTTAATACAATGTACGAAGAATTAAAAGATAGAATTAAACAACATGAAGGTTTTAAATTAGAACCTTATCAACTGTCTTATAAAACAAAAGATGGTAAGAAAGTAAAAGAAGATTTTTTAACTGGTGGTTATGGCCATAAGTTAAGTAAAAACGAAGAAGTACCAACAACCAAAGAAGGTTGGGATCTTTTATTTGAAAAAGATTTTGAACAGGCTTTAAATCAAGCCACCCATTTTATTGATAAAGATAAAATAAAGTTTGAGGCTTTTACCATCATAATTGAAATGGCTTACCAAATGGGAAGTAGCATACATCAATTTAAAAACCTTAAAATGAACTTAGAAGATCAAAACTATGTCCTGGCTAGTGATAGCATGATGGATAGTAAATGGGCCAATCAAACTCCTCGTAGAGCTTCTTGGCTAAGTTTATTAATGAGAGATCTTTAAAAGGAATATGACTCTGAGTTAATTAATCAACTTATCTGATTTTATAACAACTCGTCAAAATCGTTCCAATCTAATTTGTCTTTATCAATATCATCTTCAAATTTAATAATATTTCTTTTAATTAGACTTTTGATATTTTTACCAAGTTGTTCTTTTTGAAAAAACACATCAAAAAAATCAAGTGTTTCATAATATGTTTGTTTATAATCCCATTCATTTTGTTCTTCATTGAAAACAAATTTATCAAATTGAACTCTGAATGTAACTGATGGTTCATATTTAAATTTTTTCATACAGCAAAAACCTCTTTTAATAATTTAATTGGTTTTTTTGTTTTTGGACATCTCATGCCTAATTGATAATCAAATATCCAACCATCATTAAATTTTGAAATGTCATAAACATAAACAGAAAAAACATGATCTTTGAAATCAAGATGATCCCAGTCTTGTTTGCATTGTTTAACTGTATTAATTGCAACTTTACCAATAGTATCATCATGATAAAATGATGAGCCACCATTAATTAAAATTAATCCTAAGTATTTATAATGTTTTTCTTTTTTCATAAGTTACTCGCTTTCGGTTAAGAGTCATATTCACTTTTAAAAGAGCAGTACCTAATTGAAACTAATGTAAGATTCTTTCAGTACATAAATTAATAAAAATTAATTTATAAGTAACTATATCAAATTGGGTTTTTGAAATTTGTAAACCTCAACGGCAACTCCTCAAAAATTAAGAGGTTGCTTTAAGTAGGCAACTAAAAAAAAAAAATAAAAAAAAAGCTTTCTCCCATTTTTTGATATGTTTTTTTTAATTTTGTTCCTCGCAACATGGCAGTTTGCTTGGGGTGATTTTTTTTATCCACAGGATTTTCTGCCAAAAATTGAAAGGTAAAATTTTTATGAAAATTATAATTACAATACTATTAACAGCATTAGTTGTCATAGAATTTTGTAACTTAGTTATCTACTACGAACAAGTAGGAGATGTACTATGTTAGGATTACTGACAGGAATTTTAGGTGGCAAAGGTGGTGGTCTTTTAGAAACAGGATTAAAAGTTGTTGATGAACTTTATGATAGTCCTGAAGAAAAAAGACAAGCCGAAATAACTTTAGAAAAAATTGAAGCAAAACTAAAAGAAAAACAAATAGATATTAATATTGCACAAGCAAAATCTAAATCATTGTTTGTTGCAGGAGCTAGGCCCTTCATTCAATGGGTATGTGGTATTGGTTTGGCTTATGCCTTCCTGGTAGCACCAACAGTAGAATTTTTTTTACCAGAGATGGATAAAATAGATATTCCAACAGATGTCATGATGGAACTTACACTTGCTACTCTCGGAATGGCAACTCTTAGAACTGTAGAAAAAATTAAGAATGTTCAACGAGATAAGTAATGAGTAAATTAGAAAAAGAAAATAAAGAACTAAAAAAACAAAATGTTTTCTTATTAGATAGGTTAGAAAAAGCCTACAATACTAAAATGTTATTACGACAAGAAAACATGAAATCACAATCAACAGTAGAAACAGTTAAGGAGGCAGTAATTCAAGATGGCAACATATCAAGGTAAAACTGTTAAACTTAACAAGCCAATGAGAGGTGATGTTAAGAAGTTTAAAGTCTTTGTTAAAGATGGAGATAAAGTCAAAAAGATTAACTTCGGTGATCCTAATATGACTATTAAGAAAAATAATCCTGCTAGAAAAAAATCTTATTGTGCAAGATCTGGTGGTATTAAAGGAAAGAATAATAAACTATCTGCTAACTATTGGAGTCGCAGAATGTGGAACTGTTAGTGAGAAGTATAACAGAAGATATACTCTCCTGGTCAAAAGATTTCTTAGAACAACCTAACAAGCACATTAATAATTTACCTGTTTGTCCTTACGCAAAAAAATCTAGGATAGATAACAAAGTATCTATTATTGAACACAATGATAGCAATACTTTATTAGAAGAAGTTATTAATCAAGCTAACAACTTTAAAAATACTGACAAACAAATTTGTATTGTTGCTTGTAATGATTTGTTCATAGATGCTGATGAGCTACACAATTACATACACGCTTTAAATTTTGTTTATGTACCACAGGATATTTACTTAATGCCATTTCACCCTGAAGATGGCGAAGAAGAAATAGATTTTTTACAAGATACACATTGGGAAAGTGATAACGAGTTTCTGATGGTTTTAATACAACCATTTGATGAGTTAGAGAGAGCTAGTTCTCAGCTAACAAAAACAGGATATTATAATAATTGGCCAAAAGATTATTATGATGCAACTGTCAATAAACGAAAACAATATAGGAGATTGCGTCATGAGAGGCATGAAGAAAAAAGTTAATAAGAAAAAAGAAAAAAAGAAAAAAAATAAAAAGAAAAAAAAAGATAAGTAATGTCTAAAAATGTATGGGATAAACCCAGACCAAAAGGTTTAGGCAAACCAAAACCATTTAATAAATCTTCAACAAAATACAAAAATGTTAAAGCAAGAGCAGATAAAAAGTTTGGCAAGAAAGTAAGTCTTGTTAAAAATATGTGGATTGCAAAACAAATGAAGGCTTAAAATGAAAATGGTTTTGGTAACTTGGTTAGATACCAATGAAAATTCTGTAGGTGGTTGGATTGAAAAAGCTGACCTAGATAAATCTGAAGTTTGTTCTGTAGATTCACTAGGTTGGCTTTATAAAGAAAATGATGAATTAGTTGTTATATTAGCTGATAAAGATACACATGATAAAGATGATATTTATGGTAGATCTCAAGTAATACCTAAAGGTGTAATCAAAAACATTAAGTATTTACAGGAAATATAAGAGGACTATCTATTTTCTCTATCTCTCTTGGCTGATATTCTTTCTCATTTTCTTCTACCATTAACTTATATTTAACTATTAAATCATCAATAGCATTTATCATCATTGGACAATGTTTATGTTTTTTTACTTCTTCTAATTCTTCTATAAATGTTAATTGTTCTATCATAACTTTCCTTCTAATAGTGTTGGGAATATGTTGAGTATGTAAGTTCTTAGCCTTTCATAAACTTCCATATCCCCTACACAGTTTCCTAGTTTTTCTTGTTTTCTTCCTTTCTTTCTAAGAATATACAGAAGGATTAGTTGTGTTGCAACCACTGATTTCTCCCAGAAAATAAGGAAGTGTTGAGAAAGTGTTAGATTATTGTGGTAATCCACTTATCATATCCTCAATATCATCTGACGAGGAGTTAATATAATTTAAAGCTGTCTTTTCACTTGTCCAACCTACAGCCTTCATGATCCTTTCAACACTTGCTCCATTGTCACCAAGTATAGATGCGTGAGTATGCCTACAAGCATGACGTTTTTTATTTAAACTTACACCGGCATTAGACAACATTTTTTCCCAACGAGTTTTGATACTCTGATCTGTTTTTTGTTTATCTAATAGAGATCTCCACTCAAATAAATAACCTTCTCTATCATTAATCTTAGAGAGGTAATTATAAAGTTTATCGTGCATAAATGTTGTTCTCCACCTCTGTGTTTTGTTTTCCCAAAGTGTTATTTTTCTATGCTCTAAATCAATCATAGGCCTGTTGTAATGGCCTTTTCTATCCCAATGTATCTCTAGGGCCTCTTGCACTCTACAAGCTGTGTAAAAGCAAAAAACAAGCAATAATTTAATTTGAAAATCATCTGAGTTATCTAAACACGCATTAATTTCTTTAATGGTAAATTTTTCTTTTGGTTTATCTCTTGATGATACTTGGGGGAAACTTTTTAGTTTCATATAACCACACCATTTATTCTCTGCTCCATAATGCAAGACTTTAGAGATAGGCATAATAAAACAATTATTAACTGTGTTATATTTACTAGATATTTCTATTCTTTCTTCTAATGGATAATCCATAAAGCGTTTTGTAAACTGTTTAATAACAGGGTACATTTCTTTTGCTTTCGTTCTAACAATATCATTTGTAAAATCATTGAGATAAATAGAACCTACATATTTTTCTACTCGTAAATAAATAGATTCTCTTTTAGAACTTGGTCTTTCTATAGGATCATTTAAAAGTTTTTGTGAACACTCCTGATAAGTCATTTCCTTCTCAGGTTTTAGTTCATTTGTTATTTCTTGTATTCTTTTCGTACATACAAATTCAGCATCAACCTTGTTTGTGCAACCTGTACTTTCAGCATTGATAGTTTTGACTTTTCTGCCAAACCTAACTGTGCCTGTTATGTAGTAGTATGGCGATTTGCCATCTTTTCTTTTGAATGTTCTGAGCATAATTCAACTATCTCCCCAAAGTCGTTTTCGGTAAAAAACTGCTTTTTACCAACATATCGGAATAAACTTGAATTACTAGGAAAGGCTATTTGTAATTCATTCAACCATTTCTGTAAAGTTTTTTCGTGTACTCCAAAGTATTCTGCCAAATCTTTCTTTGTTTTTAAATTAGTCATAATAGTTCTTGTTGCCTTTCATCTTTTGGTTTCCATTGGTAATAAAATAATTCGTGCATATTTCCTGAAAACTTATCAGGTACAGAATATCTTTTTATTGGTTTATCAAGCTGAGAGTAGGGTACTAACATTTCTTCTCCCTCAACTTGTATTGTTAAATCATCAAATTCTTTTTTGCATTTAGTAATATACTTATCTCTCACAGCTACTAAACTTCCATACTTACTTTTTACTTTTACTATCATGTTCCAAATCCTGACAATTTCATTTCTGCTCTCTTGATACTGTTGCTGTCTAAAATAAATTGTATCTTTGTTTCAACCCTCTGCATTTCTGCATAGGCCTCATCTTTTAACTTATCAGCCATTTCTAATTGCTTAACTACTTCCTGGACTTCCTCGTTAATCTTAGCCTTAGCTTTCGCATCATCTACAGAGTTTTTTTCCTCTGATTGAAAACGATACATTAAATATTTTTGATTAATCTTTTTGTCTTTGAGATCTACAAGTTGATTGTAAACTCTAAAACATTTACGATAATCTATAATCGCTTGTTTCTTTTCCTCTGCAATCATGTGAGGATCGTACTTATGAATATTCATTTTCTAATCTATCAGCTATTAATCTAAGAGTAGTTACTCTTACTTCTTTGTTAAAATCTTTATCCTTATGACAAAGATTATGACACTTACGACAAAGACAAGTTAAGTTCTCAATGTAATCTTTGCACTTAGAACCTCCGGAACCTTTTGCTGATATATGGTGAATATCAACTCCTTCCCAACTGTTACAAGCAAAGCATTGATACGATTGAACAAGTGTATACTCATCATTCCAAAAGGTCGTAAAAACTTTAGTGTGTTTTTGCATCTTTATTTATTTCTTTTATTTGTTGATTTATTTTTTGTATTTCTTCATCAATATCTTCTTTTTGATAATTTAAACATTGAACTAAAGCTGAACGATATTTACTTTTAATCCAATCAATAGGATATTCATTTCCATTTAACATTTCATTTGTTACTCTAACTAAAACTATATGAGCAAGTTCATCAAATTGAATCTCTCCACCATTAAGATCAAAAATTTTATTTAATGATTCAAATAATATATCTTCTTCTTTTTCTCGTTTTTTTTCTTTGTATGTTTTACTCATAATATTTCATCTTCGTTTACTGGATCTAATTTAATGTGATAAAAAACTGTGGTAGAATCTCGTTTAATAAAGTTGCCTATTTGCGTTAAAGTTTTTTTTGTTTTCTTAAAAGCTAAATGACAAAAATCTCGTCTTGCATAAACTAAGTGTTTATCTTTTCGTTTATTATAAAATTCATCAACACTAATTCTATAAAACAAACACACTTTTTCTAATATGTAATTGAGATCTGTTTTAAAATGTGAAGATTGTACTTCAAAAACTTTATCCTTATGAAAGATAGGGTTCTCACATATCTTCTTTAATATGCGTACTTCTTCCTCAGTAAATGGTGAGGACATTTTACTATCCTCACTATCTCTTAATTTTTCTGAGATCATCAACATTTAATTTTTCTGCTTCCCAGTAGATGTATTCGTCTTTGTTTTTTTTTTAGGTTTAGTTAAATCTTCATCAAGAGGAAATCTCTCCCAACCATATTTAGTTCTCAGTATGTGTTCTATTTTATCGGTATTAATTTTCATTACTTCCTCGCTGATAAAAAAATTGTTGTTGCGTGTTTTTGCTGTGCATCAGCAGGGCATCTATTGTACCAATCCTTTTGCTCTAACTTACTTACAATAACACCTAACTGATCTATCATATCATCAACATTACTTGTTCTTATTGGCTCACTTACATTTGCTCCATGATTAAATGATGTATCAGGCTGTGGTGGTGCTGAACCATTAGTTAGTTTAGGCATTTTATTTATAATACCCATTTGTTTTGGTGATGGCGTATATGTGCCATCTTTTTGATCGTCATAAAAATTCTTCTCCCAAGCATTACACTCAGAATAATTTACCTTAGCCATTTCTTCTTGCATTGTTGCCATATTAATATCCCCAAATTTCCTTCCTGATCTTTGTTACTTTAGGATCATAATTCCAAATCCAATTATCTAAATCAGGAACTATTAACTTCTTCATTTCTTCCTTATCCTCGCATTTTGATAAGAAACTGTGCATAGAGATAATCATATCTCTAAAAACTCTTTCATATGTTGCTGTGTTCTCCAGGTTAAACCATTTGACAGTATTCTTTCCTCTACTGACCACAGAATATAAAACTTTATTTTCTACATTAGATGTACTTGTGTAATAAGATTGTTGTAGGCTTACTGAGTTTGTAAGAGTAGAGGGCATACGACCAGATGATTTAAGATCTACTTTAAAATATGTACTCTCTATTGGTGTAAGTAATCCAAAATCTGTGTAGCCAATTATAGGCACACCTAATATTTCACTTTTTTGTTCTTCTTGGAAATCTTCTAATTCAAATTGTTTTAACTCTTTCCAAAAACCTTTTATGTATAATGGTATGTTTGTTTTCTCAGTTGATCGTTTAGGATCTTCTTCTAACTTCTTTTCTTCAACAGCTTTATCAAAATAATATAACGCATCTTTAATTGCATCTTCTTCACTCATGCCTTCAAAGATTTTTAAGACACCATGCTCGGCCCAAGTTCCTCTCTCCATAGCACAGCTAGAACCTTTAAAACCATGTATGTAGGAAATATAAAATCCAGGTCTATCAGTTACAAATTTATTTATGCGTGAAAAAGATAAAGGAAGTAAATCAAATCTTTTAAATGGTTCTAAGGAAAGGTTCATATGGCGAACCCACCTAAGAAAAAATTAATTATAATTACTTGGGAGGAATAATATAAAAAACTTGATAAGTTCGCCATAACTAAGATTTATAGTCATAATTATTGCTTTGTAAAGAAATAATTGCAAATAATAGAAATTAAAGCGAATTATGTACTTTTGTTATTGAAGTGAAATCACAAAAAGTAATACCTGTTAAGGGATAACATTTATGAAATTTCATTTTAATTTTTTTAGTTGTATGAATATTAATAAATTCTATGTGTGTTTCATTGTGAGCTATTACACTTCCTAAATAATCTATTTTATCAGTTTTTATGTAACAATATTCATTAATTGTATTAACATTATCACAACTTTGTTTTGGATCATACCAATAAACAGTATTTCTATTTTTATCATAAATACAATACTGATGTGATGATTCATTTTCATTTGGTGAAACTATAACATCAAAATCTTCCTCAGTTGGATTTCTAACTTCTCCATGTTCATTAGAATATTTTACAACTCTGTATTTAACAATGGTATCATCAATAACTTTAATAAGTGATATATCTAAAAATTTAGCGTAAGCTCTAGCTTGTTCTATTGAAATAGGCCTTCTTGAATTTAGATGTAAAGATATTGTTGATTTGTCAATTCCAGTTGCTTTTTCTATAATAGAATGGTTTTTAACTTTAGCTAAGTTAATTTGTTTAATTAACGCTTCATTCATTTTTCTTATCATAATGTACTCGCTTTTCTGTTTAAATCAATTTAATTCCAATTATTTCTTTCTATTTCTGTTTATAATTTTTATGACTATTTGTCAATAATTGACAATAAAAAAATATATTGTGTAATTATAATTTTTTCTATAAACATTCGTAAAACATGAACATTTGTGAACATTGTAAGAAACCATTGGAATTTAGCTATTTTCCAACCGATAAAGAAAAAGAAATTATTTATTTTGTCATAGAAAATCAATTAAATGACAAGAAAACACCTACTTATAGGGAAATTATGGCTCATATAGGCCTTAAAAGTACATCTTCTGTTTACCAATATATGCAAAAACTGAAAAGAGGAGGGTTTATTTCAGTAGATACAGCAAAACACAGATCTATTACTATTTTAAAGAGGCCAGATTGACAGGGTACATTACATTAGAGAGGGCCATATTCAATCACCCAAGTTTAAACAAATCTAATAGACAGTTTTGTGAAATAACAGCTTTTATTTGGTTACTTACAGAGGCAAGTTTTAAAGACAGAATTTACAGAATTTACGAGCAAGAAATAGAATTAAAAAGAGGTCAGTTGTGTTGTTCTCTTACTTACATGGCTGAGGCATGGAATTGGGAAGTATCAAAAGTAAGATATTTTATTGATAAACTGCGACAACACAATACCCTAACGAGTCACAAGCCGAACAACACACCGAAACACATACCAAATATCCTTACAATCTGCAATTATGACGAGTATCAACACACACCAGATAGCACAACGATTAGCACAACGAACAGCAAGAAACAGAATAAAGGAAAGAATACATTAAAGAATAAACTATATAGAGATAACTTTGATGTATTTTGGAGTAAAGTTAATCGTAAAATATCTAAAGGACAATCAGAAAGAGCTTACAGTAAATTAGCTGAGGAGTGGGGTAGTAAGCCAGAGGCCTTAGCTGAGCTATACAATAAGCATTGTTCATCAGTAAATGAAATACAGTTCAGTCAACACCCTTCAACCTGGCTCAATGCACAAGGTTATTTAGACCAAGAAGTTACTCCCAAGCCTACCTCTACTGATAATTTTGGTATTCAACCAAAAGAAGATGATGAATATTTAAAATGGGTTCGGTTTGTCAAAATAGGCATGAGAAGTACCAAAATTTCAGATGATATGGTCGCAAGAATGAGAAAAGAGGGCCTTATTACCGAAGAACAGTTTAAAGCATGGTAAAAAAGAACAAAAAAAAGCAAAAAAAAGAGAAAGAATATGTTTCTACTGAAATAAAAGACTTAGGTTCTCAACAATTATTTCAATTAGATGGAAAATTGTATCGTACAGGTGATTTTAGACAAATGGTAATGGGTTTAAAGCATTTATATTGTAAAATTAATTCAGTTTTAGAAAATTATTATTTTAGAAATCAATTAGATCCTAAAAATCATAAAAGAAATGCTCTTAGATATGTAGCAGGAATGAAAATAGAGTATTTAGCTGTCTATTCAGGCAAAACAAGATCTCAAACTTTTAATTGGGATAGACTTCAGGGTATTCCTCTTGGTTCAGAGTTATTTAATGTGCAAAAATATGACGCTGAATTTGAATACAATGAGGCTATGAAATCAACTAAGAAATATCAATCTATTGTATGGGAAGTTATTATTGATAATAAGCCATGTGGTAGGGGTAAAAAATTTGAACATTTTAAAGAAAGTTTAGATATGTTGATTGAACATTTTGATATTAAATAGTATAAGTCTTAAACCCTAGAAAGAGTAACTGTACTCGCTTTCAAATTTCTAGGGTTTTGTACGTTTAATGTTCCCCTTGTGATAATTGCTCGTTATTTGCTATAAATATACAAGATCTAAAATTAGGTCTAAAAATAATCAAACATTATGAACCATGCAACAAGAGATAATCTTATGGGTTCATGTCTTAACACGAAACATTTTAGATAGCTTAGGATTAACAGAGCCAAACAATGATAAAGCTGATTGGTACTTACAACGACAAGCTAAAAATTGGATAGGGAGTAAAGATTTTAATTATATTTGTGAATTAATAGATTTGAACCCTAATAATATCATAGAAATATATGAAGAAATCAAAAAAAGACAAAAATCTTTTACTCAAGAAGAAAACTATCAGTTCATTTTCAGAGGAATTTTGCGTCTTAAATGATTTATTAGTTCAATTTTATATTGTGTATGATGAAACTAATAATCCTAATGTATTAATGAATATAAAAGGCTATCAAGATAAAGACCATTGTTTACAATGGATAGAAGAATTTAAACAAATACAAGAATTTAATTTTATCAATGACAACGAAACAATCCATTAGTGTACCTAAAAGGGCTAACAGACCAGCCAAATATAAATCTAGTATTATGACCAGGTTATTTGAACTCGTAGCTGAGGGCAAAACAACTCGTCAATGTGTTAAAGAATTAGATGTTTCCTGGCCTACTCTTAGAAAATGGTTAAATGAAAAAAACTATCAATCACTTTATAGAGTAGCACAATCAGACCAAGTTACACTCAATCATGAAAATTTAGATAAGATTTTAGATGATGCTTATATAAAGGCCCAAGATAAAAAGCTAACCATGACCGAAGTAAAACTAATAGAATTAATACAAAAAAATTATCATCATAAAAACTCTAAACTTCAAAATCATATCTGGGGTTCTGAAAGACAAACAATGTCAATTAGTGATACTAAGGGTAATGAATTTAAAGTAGAATGGCAAAAATAATTAAAATTCCTCTACTTTAACTACTACACCTTCAGAAACAGTTATAACTAATTCTATATCTTGAATTTTACCATATTGTAAATTTGCACTTTTACCTAAAAAATTTGTACCTATAATTTCTTTTTTTCTTAAAAGATCTTTTAATTTAGATTCAGTATTAGCAATCTTTTTTGGTGAAGATTTAGGGTTATAATGTTTAAATTTACTCATTTTTTGCCTTTTTATTAATATTATCAAATATTTTTATTAGTGTAATTTTTGATTCTTTAGGTAATTGTTTTAAGTGACAATCTGTTTTACCTTCTTTGTCAGTATATTTAAAATTATCTAATTTTTTTATTTTATTATTCATATTCATAATTAACTCCTTGTTATATTATTGGTAACAATTTTATTTTTTTCAACAAAAAAGTAGGCCTATAAAGACCTACTAATATTAAGCAACATTTCTCATTAATTGTTTAATTTCTTTTTTATTATAAATTTGTTTACAAGAAGATAAAAAACTTTTTTCTAACTGTTCATGATCTATTGAGGCATATCCATCATAAGTATGAGAATATAAACATAGACCATGATTTTGTTTTAATATTGATCTGAGTATAGTACCAACATAATAAGTATAGCCATTATAATGAGATTTTCTTTTTTTAAATTCAACTAAAGGGTGATTTTTTTTATTAGGTAATTTAAAATAACTATCTTCATTATCTAATATTCTAAAACAAAAATCGTAAGTTTTACCATCAGTTTCACCTTGTATTTTTGTATAATCTTTAATTATTTGTTTCATAGTTTACTCGCTTTCTTTTAAGTATTCATTAAATTTTTTAATGGCTTGTTGTTGGCTGTAATACAAATAAGATTGTTTGTATTCCTGGCCATTAATACTTTCTTTAATAACTATTGTGCCATTAGCGTATTTTTC